TGTTGTTTTGCTCTGTAGTTTCATTGCCGGGTCTGATTGCAGGACACCATGTACCGTTGATTACATGATTTGGTGAAATTACATCATAATTATTCTGTATTTCTGTAAACAGTAGATCTAATAGCTCGTGATCCGGATAACCAGCAATTGCCATCATTGATGCCCCGGCTAACCACAAACCAGACATATGACCTGTAAAACCATCGTAGAGTACTTCACCAGTATCTTTAAAATATGTTGGAGCACGTCCATTATTATTTTTCATGAACCACTTCAGGTAGTTCATCCAGTTTTGACAGTACGTAATAATTTTCTGAGGTATCGCATAATCTCCACGTTGATAGAGTTCATGTACTACATCACACCCTGCAAAAAATGCTCGAGGTTCATAACCAGACCATGCTTCAGCATACCAGTGCTGCATGATGAAGGTATCTGGTTGCTCACCATCCGGCAGATAGGCCAGTGCATCCTGACGGTTCCATACAAACGCCTGTGCACACGGACCGGGTAACGCTGGCCTGAACTTGTTGGTAAACCAGTTCTGAGCGTCACACAGGAAATTGATACTGTTGTTCAGACGGGTCTCATCGATCTGAGTACCGTTAAAACACCATATAGCGGGTAGCTGATATCCTGGGTAGGGTAATCCACGCCAGCCACTGTAAAGCTGTGCGTATGGGTCTGTGATGTTAGAGAACGGTATGAGGCCGGGAGTATATGCGAGACTGTCTAACATGTACTTCTTGATCACACAGTCACCTAAGCGGGCAGTGTAACCAGAATCAGTACTGTTATTGAATGTCAGTGTAACCAGTACCGAATAGTCACCAGTACCGCCATCATCATATAGTTCTGGCAGGTCATTAATACAGTACCAGTCAATACGTCCTGATACCCCATCTACTGGGTCATCATCCAGCAATAATGTGAACTCTTCTCTTCCCGTTAAGGTTGGAGATGCCGGAATAGGATCTGTTTGAATCTCGCTGCCATCCTCCGGGTCAATCGTTAGCGGGTGATCTGGTTGATAGCTATTGAGTTTGAAATCAGAAAGTGCAAAAGTCTTCGTTACCCATTCACCATTAGTTGCAGGCAGCATTGCCCACCAACGCCAGCCATTATCATCACTTATACGGAAATTGAAATTATCGTTATAGCTTCGGTATGTGAAAGAAAGAATATCCTGTTTCTCATTATCAAAAATCCAGAAACCAACTACCATCCCGCCGCCACCATCCATAGTACTGGTAATTACGTTATCATAGTACCTTCCAGCAATACCGGATTGATATTCGAGTTTTGTAACAGTATTAGAACCATAATCACTAATCATACGTAAATCAGCAGTAAGGTATTCACCGCCGTCTGGTTTACTGATCCGTGTAAAATGATTCATTGGGATATTCATCGCCGTAATACTGCCGTCTGTATTAGTGATTGGTAGGCCGCAGCGATATTTAACAGCACCCTCTTCTGCTTTGGTTTTATTAACTGTAAGAGCTACAGCGAGACTTAAAGAACCACCTGATGTATCTACACCGCCATATTCAACATAGAAATTACTGGTATTCTTGAACTTAAACCATATTGATTGCTGTTCTAGTGTTGTCTGGGCTGTAGCTGACTGGTTAATAACAATATAACCCTCTGCATCACGCGAGTACGTTGCCACCTGTTCACTCGGATAGAAATAATCGTAGGAAATTCCATCCGTGAACGGCGTCAGGGCAGCTGTGGATTTACGGAAAAACTGGTCAAATTTGTCAATGTCTGAGTAGCCGATACAGGTAATCAGAGAGTTTTGCCACGCTAACCAGTATTGACGCTCTCCGGTAATGTCCCAGAGCAATTTACAGGCCTGGCAAAACCATAATTCCGCATCTGACGCATTATCACTGAAATCGAGATCCCCATAGTTATCGATAGGTACATGTACTGGGCGGTTATGCCACCGTTCGTTACGTCCTAAAAGATAACCGCCATGCTCTACCGGGTTACGTGTTGCATAGTTGAAGCGGTACTGACCATTAATAGAAGTGTCCTTGAGCTGTACTGTACCGATCTGGCTGGTTAGCCCTGACTCCAGTACATCCCCGTTACTGTCCACCTTGCGTCCTGTACGATCTACAATCCAGTCTACATCATAGGTAGGCCCTTTCTTCTTCCAGTCCGTAGAGCCTTCAGAATCCCACATATATACCGTTGCGTTTACCTGGTTCCAGCCTAATGAGGCACGTTCTGGAAAGGCGAACCATACAGCATCGAGATATTCACCATAGTTAGGCGAACCATGAGGAATCTGTGTACGTCCATTAGTCCAGTTGAATAGTACCCCTTTGAATCCACCATGAGTGGGGTATTCAGGATCTAGGGGATAGTTAGCCAGTACTGGAGCCTTTGCGTTAGCAATCCAGTTACAGCGTAGTGAACCATCTGGCGGATCGGGGAACGCTACGCCACGATAGAAAGCAAGGTGATAACCATCAAAAAATTTTTTCGCCAGCTCAAGATAGTGAGGCTCTTTGGTGCAATCATATGCGTATACTGCACCCAGTATGGCTAGTGACTGTCCTTCTGTAGTTCCATCGCCGTCAGGCTGAGATTCCCACATAGTTTCTGAAATAAAATGTCTGTTGTTAGCTAAGAGATAGTCTGGATTGAAAACGTAATGCTGTGTTTTATTATCTGTAGTCAAGCCTGTATTTTTTTCTAAAAATTTTAAATGCCCTTCAATCATTTGAAGAGCATTGCTTAAATTACTTTTCCTGATCATTAGTGTAAATCCGCCATGAGTAGAGAACCGTACCAGGTACTGCCCCCGTCTACGGATAAAAATTGAAAAATATCTACAGAATCTTTAGTAAATGTCAGTACCGGAGGACGTCCATAAGACCATATAACATTACCAGGCCACTGGATTTTATTTGCACCAGTCCCCTGAGTAATACATACAGTTACTGTCTGAC